CAAATTTATGGGAGGTGCGTTATGGCAATGGAAAGAACCTGTGGTGGGTCACAAATATATTATGGGTATTGATGTTTCTCGTGGTGATAGTGAGGACTTTACCACATTCTGTATTATAGACTTTGATGAGAGAGAACAGGTACTAGAGTACTTGGGTAAGGTACCACCTGATGTTGCCGCTGAAATCGCGTTTAAATGGGCGACCATGTATTCTGCATTTATTGTGATTGATATCACTGGGGGTATGGGGGTTTCTACCTCTCGTAAACTTCAGGAAATGAATTATAAGGATTTATATGTTGACGGAATAAACGCTGCGGATAAATGGAAATATAATCCTAAGGCGATAGAAAAAATACCAGGATTAAATTTTAATTCAAAACGTGTTCAAATTGTTGCGGCATTCGAAGAAGCTTTAAGACATAACTTTATTGTTCGTTCATCAAGATTAATGAATGAATTAAATACTTTTGTTTATATAAATGGAAGACCTGACCACATAAAAGGACAACACGACGACCTTATCATGGCTATGGCAATGGCAATATATGTGGGGGAAAACTCATTTACACAATTAGAAAAGGTTACCGAACAAACTAAAGCGATGATGGAGAGTTGGATGGTTAACGAATCTCCAATAAAAAACACATCTAAAGATTTTAATCCAGGATTGCCTGTCATACCAAATAATATTAATAACCACAGAAGAATTAACGGGTACACCAAAAAAGATTATGAAGATTATGGATGGTTATTTGGTGGTATGAGGAGATAACCTTTAATTAATTTAAGTAAGGTTTATATTTATCTAAAAAAGTATGGCAGAGAATAATAACTATACAATTTGGCAGAGACTAAGTAGAGTATTTGGTCCCGACTCAACGTTAGACCAACAAGCACCAATCTACACTTTTGACAAAAGAGAAATTCTAAAGACTACCAATAAAAAAGAGTACGAGAGAGAAAAACTTCAAGCTCAACAATCTCTTTATTTAGGTCAGCAATGGCAAAAAATTGAAAATAATCTATACACACAAGCAGTATATTATGAACCGACAAGATTAGCCTCATTTTATGACTATGAAAGTATGGAGTACACTCCTGAAATTTCAGCAGCTTTAGACATATATTCAGAAGAGTCAACCACACCTGATGAAGACGGTTACATATTACAAATTTATTCTGAAAGTAAAAGAATTAAATCTGTACTCGCGGATTTATTTAATAATAGACTCGACATTAACACTAATTTACCTATGTGGACGAGGAACACATGTAAGTATGGTGACAATTTTGTTTATTTAAAGTTAGATTCTGAAAAAGGAATCATGGGGGTACAACAACTTCCTAATATCGAAATTACGAGACAAGAAAGAGGTATGAAAATAAAACCTGAAAGAAATACTACAGATACTGAAAATGACGCTTTAAAATTTTTGTGGCAAAATAAAGACATGGAGTTTAATACATGGGAAATGGCTCACTTTAGATTATTAGGAGATGACAGAAAATTACCATATGGAACATCTATGTTAGAAAAAGGTAGACGTATTTGGAAACAATTAATACTTTCTGAAGACGCAATGTTAATATATCGAACATCAAGAGCACCTGAAAGAAGAGTATTTAAAGTATTTGTTGGAAATATGGACGATAAAGATGTTGAGCCTTATGTGAACAGAGTTGCAAATAAATTTAAAAGGGACCAAATTGTAGACTCAAGTAACGGTAATGTTGATTTAAGATATAATCAAATGGCTGTAGACCAAGATTATTTTATACCTGTTAGAGACCCTAACGCACCAAATCCGATAGATACTCTACCCGGTGCTCAAAACTTATCTGAAATTGCAGACATAGAGTACATTCAGAAAAAACTTTTAACTTCATTACGTGTACCTAAGGCGTTTTTAGGTTTTGAAGAAGTAGTAGGCGACGGTAAAAACTTGTCATTACAAGATATTAGATTCGCAAGAACTATTAATAGAATTCAAAAATCTATGATTCAAGAATTGAATAAAATAGCAATTATTCATTTGTATCTTTTAGGGTTTGAAGATGAACTAGGTAACTTTACTTTAGGTTTAACTAACCCTTCTTCACAGGCTGAGTTACTTAAAACCGAACAGTGGCAACAAAAAATACAATTATATAGGGATGCAGTTACAGACCCAGGTACAGGAATACTTCCCGTATCTTCATCATGGGCTAAAAAACATATTCTTGGTTTTAGTGATGAGGAAATAAAATTAGATTTACAACAACAACGTATCGAAAAAGCAGTTGCGGCAGAACTAGAAAAAACACCTGAAGTAATTATAAACACAGGAGTATTCTCAACAATAGATAAGTTATATGGTAAAAAACCTGGAGAAGAAGGTGGTGAAGCGTCTACTGAAGGTGGTGATATTGGAGGTGCACCCTCACCTATGGGTGACTTAGGTGGTGATTTAGGTGGTGATTTAGGTGGTGATTTAGGTGGTGACTTAGGTGGCGATACAGGTGGCGATACAGGTGGCGACTTAGGTGGTGATACAGCAACACCGGAAGAACCATCAGTAGAAAGATTTATAAGAAATAAAGATTTAGATTTATTAGTCGAGGACGACCTAATTAACGGTAAAAGTATTTTAGATTTATCTAAAGGTAGACAATCGTTAGGTAAAATAGAAGATGAGTTAAATTCATTACTTAAAGAGTAATTTGTTTATAACGTAATATTTATATAAAAAGAACATTATGACACCATTTGGAAAAATTAAGTCTAAAATAGAGTTTTTATTCGAGACTACTTACAGAAATGAATCTTTTAAAGAAAATATAAAAGGATTTAAATCTCATGTTTTAGACAAAAAAAACATCTGTGAGATATACTACTTATACGATGAACTAACTAACAAAAATAATATAAATGAATCAATAGTGGATGATTATATAAACGATTCATTTAAGGTTATAAAATCTCACCTTGAGTCCAGTAAAAAAGATATTTTAGAATTATCTAAGTGGATTAATGAAAAAATCAATGAGGAAATTAATAACACATATGTTGATATAGACAATATAGTATACAGTAAAAATGTCGTTAAAGACATAGAGTCTATTTTATTATCTAAAAATAAAATAAAAGAATCATTATTATCAAATAAATCAATAATCGAAAATAAGTCTTTAAATATACCTGTGTCTTCCATGTTAAAAATTGCTAACAAAACATTAAGTCAAGAATATAGTGATTTAAATGAATCTGAAATTAATGAGATTAAATATTATTCTTCTTTAAGTAGAGAGCAGTTAATTAACGAAATTGAAAATACAAAATCTATAGTTATAGATAAGTTAAAGGTAACCTTAAATGAATCAGTAGATGAAGAATTAAATAAAAAAATCGAATCTACAATCGAAGAAATAAAAAATAACAACCTTACAAAACACTCCCTTTACAAGTTAAAGCAATTAGAAAAAGGGTTATGAGAAAGTTTTTTACGTCTTTGCTGGGTGATGTAGATGGACAAAAATCATCAAAAAGGTTTATTACTATTTGTGCTTTTTTTATGATGTGTATTGCATTTATTGCAAATGTATTCATGGACATTCCATTACAAGAATATGTATGGGACGGAATGATGTATATCGTTGGTGCTGGATTAGGGTTTACAACAATAGAGAAATTCTCTAGAGACAGGGGAGTGGGAGAGTAGTCACAATCCGTTTTTTTTCTTATTAACGTAAATCGCTTTTTTCTTTTTTTCTCTTTTTTCCACCGAGTTTTTGGTGTATTCTTTTCTTTCCCTTATTTCTTGATGCAGTTTAGTTTTATAGACTTTGTTTTTGTATTCTTTTAAAGCCCTTTCAATACCGTTTTTACCTTTTACCTTAACAATTAACATTCAATATATAAATATCAAAATTTTGACTATTGTACATATATATTGTATTTTTTATTAAAACCAATAAAAATATAATACATGAAATTTTATGAAGAATGGAAAAACAGCACAATTAAAGTTATTCAATAACGCAAAGTGCCACTATGGAACAGTAGATGCAAAAAATTTAAAAAGTATATACGTTGTATTTCAAACATGGGTATCACCTAAAAAAGATTACGAAAAATGGGATAGGGTAATAAGTTCCATAAAAAGAGATATAAAATTCACCTTAAATGAGATATGTAATAATGATACATTTGAGTCTTATTCTATAGTTGATTTAGATTTAAGAAGTTCAGGGATACAGGTAGGTAAACGAAGTTTTATGAATTTAGAAATAACGCTATTTTTAAAAAAACCAATGGATTTCAAGTCTAACGAGTTAAAAAAAGAAATTAAAAATATTATATCTTCAATATATAATGATAATATTTTAAATACTAGATTTTTTAATATCCACAAAACAAAAACGACAAAAGAATTGGTCTGACATATTTATAAATAAAAGAATATGAAAATTTTAGGACCAAACGACACAGGTAAAGGTATATTAGTAGAGTGGGATGCCGGGACAATAAATCCAAATGATAGTCGTAATGCTGAGATATTAAAAGAATCATATGGACAATTAGACCATTCTAAACCGTTTGAGTTTTACGCAACTTTACAGAAATACAATACACCGAACAGAAATGGTAGAGTATATCCAGAAAAGATATTAAGGAGGGAAGCTGACGTATATAAGAAAGCAATACAGAAAGGTCTTTCAATCTCAGAATTAAACCATCCTGAATCTTCCCTAATCGATTTAGATAGGGTTTCTCATATTATTACTGACATATGGTGGGAAGGGGATACATTAATGGGTAAAATAAAATTATTAACATCACCGGGATTCCATGAAAGAGGTGTCGTGTCTTGCCCAGGTGACCAAGCTGCAAATCTTATGAGACAAGGTGTAACTATGGGTGTTTCTTCTCGTGGTGTTGGTTCGCTAGTTAAAAAAGGAGAAAGAAATGAGGTTCAAGATGATTTTGAATTAATATGTTTTGATTTAGTGTCTTCACCCTCTACTCCAGGTGCGTACCTTTTTCTTAATAAGGATGATAAAGGTAAATATGAAGAAAATTTAGAAGAAGAAACACAACTTAGAATACAAGAACCTAGAATTGACGGAGGATTAGGTAAAAGTGTTGACTTAATGAAAAGACTTTCCGATTATTTAGGATATTAAAACAACTTAAATAAAAAATTATGGATGAAAAATATTTTGTAGCAAAAGTTCAGTACGATTTAATTGATGAAAACTCAGGTAAGATTAAAAAAATTAGAGAAGAAAAGTTAGTAAAGGGTTATAATGTCACCGATGTAGAATCAAAGGTAACTAAAAAATTTAAGGACTTCGTTTACGATTGGAGAATTACGGCGTGTGTTGAGAGTAAAATTGATGAAGTTTACGAATAAATAAGGTCTTAAAAAAATATAAATCGGGTTAATACCCGATTTTTTTTTGCTAAAAGTTAGGTAAAAAACACTTTTTTACTATTTAGTATATTTATTAAAGAATATAATAAACTTTTTTGCAAAAAAAATTATGGCAAATAAAAAAAATTTAGTTGAAGAAGCTTTACTGCAAATGGAAAATTTGCAAGAAGCCATTAGTGAAAATGCAAAAGGAATACTTGCTTCTACTATGAAGGAAGAAATCAGTGAATTAGTAAAAGAATCTATGTCCGAAACAAATGAGGACAATGAGATTGAAGTGTCAGAAACTGAAATGTCAGAACAAGAAGAACTTGATGATGTTGAGGTTGGTGACGAAGAAGAAGTTGATATGGAGGACTTAGGTCTTGAAGACCCTGAGGACGAAATGGATACTGATGAACTTGAGTTAGATTTAGGTAATGAGGAAATGTTAATGACTGATATACCTGGTGATGACTTAGAAGTTGATAGTGAAGAAGAAGTTCTTCTTCCTCTCGATTTAACACAAGCTTCAGATAGTGAGGTATTAAAAGTCTTTAAAGCTATGGGTGAAGATGACGGAATTATTGTTAAACAAGACGGTGATGACGTACATTTAGCCGATACGGAAACCGATGCAGAATATGTGATTCAATTAGGTGAATCAGAAGAAGAGGTAAAAGAAGGTGACTACGGTGGTAACAAAGGTGACGAGTCTAAGTCACGCAGAGATTACATGGAAGAAGACGACCACATGGAAGAAGGTGAGTACAAAGAAGACGACCACATGGAAGAGTCAATCGTTTATGAAATCGAGATTGAAGAGGATGACATCTGTGAAGATGGTGATTGCTATGAAGAAGAGACTATCGAAGAAGAGACTATCGAAGAAGAGACTATCGAAGAAGAAGATTCTGAAGATGGAGATTCTGAAGATGGAGATTCTGAAGATGGAGATTCTAAAGAAAAAGGAGAAACCAAAGAAGGTTCGGCTCGTTCACACGTAAATGGTAGAGCGACTAATTTAAAACCTGAAGGTTTTCCAGAAAACTTAAAAAGAAAGGGAGTGAGAGAAAATAAAAAATTAAAAAATGAGTTAACTCAATTAAGAGAAAAAAACGAAGAGTACCGTAAGGCGCTTAACGTATTCAAAGAAAAACTTAATGAAGTTGCTATCTTTAATTCTAATTTAGCTTACGCTACTCGTTTATTCACAGAACACTCTACTACAAAGCAAGAAAAAATAAACATATTAAGACGTTTCGATGGTGTCGAAACTCTTAAAGAATCAAAATCTCTTTATAAGACAATTAAAGAAGACTTAGGAGGTAAAGAACAAAACGTTGTTACTGAATCAGTACAATCTAAAGTTTCTAAAACACCTACTAAGGGTTCCTCGAATAATCTTATTGAGAGTAAAACTTATGAAAATCCTCAGTTCTTAAGAATGAGAGATTTAATGAGTAAAATAAAATAAAATAAATTTCCTTAAAAATATATTAAAATGGGAGCATTATTAGAATCAGGTCTTGTTGGTAACATAGGTCTTAAGCACTTAAAAGTTATCAAAGAAGACACAATCAACAAGTGGGACAAGTTAGGGTTCCTCGACGGTCTTAAAGGACATTTAAAAGAAAATATGGCTCAGTTATATGAGAACCAAGCATCATATTTGATAAACGAAGCGGCTGCATCTGACAGTTCAGGTTCATTTGAAACTGTTGTTTTCCCAATCGTAAGAAGAGTTTTCTCTAAGTTATTGGCTAACGACATTGTTTCAGTTCAAGCTATGAACCTACCAATTGGTAAGTTGTTCTACTTCGTTCCGAAGATTCAGAACAGAGACGCTAATAATAATCACATCCCTCCATTCGGAGCTCCAGGTGGACCATCTACAACAACTTCAGGTTATACTAACAACACAAACTTGTATGACCAATTCTATGAGGGTGAGACACCAAATTCAGACCCAGCAGGGTTATTCGATTACTCTAAGGGTGCGTTCACAGGATTAACTGCTGATTGTACAAACGTTGTTTGGAGTGGAGGTTCATTAGTTACTGGTGGTGTTTACACAGGTAACACGAGGTCTATTTTAGTCGCGTTATCAGGATTCTCAAATGTAGGTGCTGGTAAGTTAATCGGTCCTGATGGACAAGAGATGGATACAGAGGACTTCTTAGCTTCATTAGAAACTAACATTTCAGGAACTTACTATAACTTTAGAGTTGTTACTCAAAAGTACGGTAAGGGTATTGTACAATACGGTACTAAGGGTACTGCATCATTCCCAGGTCAAGGACCTGGAGGTAAGTACGATGATATCTGTGACGAAAATGGTATTATCTACTTAGATGTAGACACTTCGACACCAGCTGATATCGGTTCAAATTCATTAGACGGGTACACAGGTACTACATTCTCAGCAAATCCAACAGTGACTGCTTCATGGAGAAGGTATGAAACATTAGAATTCGAAGACGCTATCGGTGAAGTTTCATTCGACTTAGAAGCTGTTACTGTTTCTGTTACAGAAAGAAAGTTAAGAGCTCAGTGGTCACCAGAACTCGCGCAAGACGTCTCTGCATTCCACAACATTGATGCGGAAGCTGAATTGACAGCATTATTGTCAGAGCAGGTTG